CGTAGCACACGAGAGGGCGGTATGATGGGAGTGCCCACAGGGCTGCATAAATGGGACAAGGCAATCGGAGGATTGTACACAGGGGTTCACGTTGTTGCAGCACGGCCTGCAATGGGAAAAACAGCGTTTGCAGTTAGTATTGCGGTTAATGCTTGCAGGGAGTTGCCTGTTTGCTTCTGGAGTGGCGAAATGATTAGAGACAAGATTGCACTACGTGTTGAATCGTATTTAAGCGGTATCCAGACAGAACGGTTACGTCTTAACAGGATAAACGATTCTGAGCGTATGAAGTACGACCAAGCACACACTACAATGCAGGACTTAGACTTTGAGGTTGACGATACGCCAAGCATTAATTTTGCACAGCTACGTATTAAGTGCCTAAAATGGAAGGCTAAGTTTGGAAAGTTTATCCTTGTTATGGATTACCTTGGACTTATGGATGACGGAGGAGATGAATACAGAGGAGTAACGCAGAACTCTAAGAACATTCACGCAATGGCAAACGAGTTAGACATACCAATTGTGCTGTTGCATCAACTTAGCAGGAGCGTTGAATCACGACCTAATAAAGTTCCGCAACTTTCTGACTTGCGTGCCTCTGGAGGTATTGAGCAGGATGCTGATACGGTTACTTTTTTATATCGTCCTGATTACTACGAGTTACCAGATGATCCAATAAGAGGAGGCGAAACGCAAAAGGGAAAGGCATACGGCATAATAAAGAAAAACAGAGAAGGCGAGTGCCTTGTTTGTGACTTGCAATTTGTCGGTCAAAGTAGTCGATACGAGAATTGGAATGTTGACAATGTGGACTTTACGCCATTTTAAAATTTAGTAAATTAGGGATATGCTTGATACATACGAAACAATAGCAGAGGGTTACCTACACTTGTTTGAGAAACGAGTATGTGAGTATCTGGTTACAGGAAACATAAACGCACTACGAGAGGCTCACGATGAGTTGTTTGGCTTAGAAGTAGACAAGACTTACTTTGAGTGGTCACGCCTTGAGGACTATGTTAAAGTTGTTGGTGAGTTGCTGTATGCGTTTGATTCTAAGAATGAGAAGATTCTAAAGATGAAGAAAGCACAGTTGTTAAAGTTTTATAACAATGTATAAGTACTCAATAAAACGTAATACGTTTACTTGTGAGGTATGCAACGACAAGCTAGACACAAAAATCAAAGGAATACAATTATGTAAATGTGGCAAGTACACTTTCACATACGCAACAAGACCACATAGTTGTGGTTGCAGGGGTAAAATGGAGGACGTTAAGAGCGTCAGTTATGACAAAGTAAAAGATTATTTATGAATAAGCAGTTAATTTTAGGAAGGGTTGGGCAACAACCAGAAATCGTTGATGCAAGTACGACAATTTGCAAGTTTAGTGTGGCAACGTCTGAGCGTTGGACTAAGAACGGAGAGAAGCAGGAACGCACAGATTGGCACAATGTGGTGGCGTATGGCAAGACAGCCGAAACGCTACACAAGTACGTAAACAAAGGTGACCAAATCTACATTGAAGGAAAGACTCGACATCGAAAATACCAAGACAAAAACGGAATTGACAGATACGCAGTAGACGTTGAGGTTAGTAGCTTTGAGTTTGTTGGTGGTGGTAAGACACAATCTACAACGGCAGCACAAGCACACAGCGATGCGTTGCCATTCTAATCCACGCACGTTTAGTCAAGAGTCTTATGACGTAAACGACACGCTTGCCAAAGCCTTGTTTGTGCCGTTTCTCCAGAAGCGAGGGCATCAAATAGCGAAAACATCTGAAGATTACTATCACGATGTAATTAGCAAGTACGGCCTTGAGACGTTTTACTTTGAGTTAGAGGTAAAGACAGGCTATCCGTTTGAGGATGCAACAACCTATCCGTTTGATACGGTTAGTTTTTTAGGGCGTAAGCAACGCCTATGTGAACGGCACTCGTTTTATTACGTGATAATATGCAAGGAAACACACACGGCTGTGTGCTGTCATAGTGACGTTATCTATCAAGACAAGTATCTGGAGGTTAAGTACATTGACAAAGAGAACACGAAAGGCTATGACAACTTACATCGTGTGCCTAAAGAATTATGTGACTTTTTTAATTTATAGTTATGGGATTAAGACAGAAAATAAAGGATGCAGTTCCTCAAGACATTGATCACGCATTGGTAGTGTACGTCAATCGTAAAGGCGTAGTCACGGCAGGAATGCACGGAGATGCCAACAAGTGTGCAGAGGGGTTACTTGCATTGATGAAGAACGATGAGGTAGTGGAGAAAATACTCACAGCAGTCGTAAAAACTTATGCGGAGTCAGAAGGAACTATTTGAGTTTGTTTGGGCAACTCGTGAGCACGTAAGCGAGGTATCAGGTAAGCCGTTATTACCACGCCATCATTATCAATGGCATTGGCAGTTTGCTCACATACTAAGCAAAGGGCAGTATCCTTCGTTTAAGCTAAACCCTGACAACATTATGCTAATGCTACCAGAAGAACACGAGAAGCAGGAGCGGTATGATTTATTTAATGAACGCAAAGAAGCGTTAAAACGACAGTACTATGAGAGTAAGAATTGATGTAGAGTACAAAGGAGAGATGACAACAATGTTTTGTCGAGGCATAGAGGTTACCGAGTTAAGCAAAATGATTAGAGGAGGGCGAGACACAGGTTTCTTCTACGTTAACCCTAACGGAAGTGTGGTGTTAATTGGTAGCGATGTGATCAACGGAGGCATTATAACGGTGTGCGAGGAATGATAAGCCTACACAACGGAGATTGTATGGAGGCCCTTGCTAAAATGCAAGATAATCAGTTTGACTTGGCTATTGTTGATCCACCTTATGGCTATGGAGATAAGAAAACAAATATTTTAAATTTTAGACAAAAAGAGCAACATAGAGAGTGGAATGTAGCACCTAATGAGGTATATTTTAAAGAATTATTTAGAGTTAGTAAAAATCAAATTATTTGGGGAGGCAATTACTTTCCTTTTATATGGGGTTTTGGTGGAAGATGTTTTATTTATTGGCACAAAGGAAACCCTGTATCAAATTTTGCTGATGGAGAATTGGCTTGGACAAGTTTTAATAAAAATGCCAAGCAATTTGATTACAGGTATTATGGAAATTTAGAGGGTAACACTTGTACAGGAACAAAATTTCATCCAACCCAAAAACCAATTGCACTTTACGAATGGCTTTTAATGAATTACGCAAAAGAAGGAGATAAGATACTTGATACGCACTTAGGGAGTGGCTCTATTGCAATTGCTTGCCACAACTTAGGCTATGACTTAGAAGGATACGAATTAGACGAGGAATATTACAACGCAGCAGTTAAGCGTTATAACAACCACATAGCACAACTTAAAATGTTTTAATTATTTTTAGATTATGGTAGTATTATATCAAGGATGTACTGGTGACAATGTGCGAGTTATCCAAGAAGCACTTGGAATTGACGTGGATGGCATATTTGGCCCAATCACGGAACACTTCGTAAAGGAGTATCAAAAGAACAAAGGACTATGGTCTGACGGCATTGTTGGCCCTAAGACGTGGACAATGTTGCAGCTTGCAACCACAGACAAACAAGAGGCGGATTCACAGCCTGAACACTTTGCAGACTTAGACATTAGAAACCACTACTTACCGAAAGGCGAGTATCTTGAAGGGCCTACTAAAAAGGAGTATCTGTTTCTGCATCACACAGCAGGTTGGCACAATCCTTACAAGTGTATTGACAATTGGGGACGTGATAAGCGTGGACGTATTGCAACAGAGTTTGTTATAGGAGGGCCGTCAATATTCAACACAGACTTTGAGTACGATGGCGAGATTGTAAAGTGTATTCCTGACGGAGGTTATGCTTGGCACTTAGGCAAGAACGGCAACCAAGCAATGCACACGGACAGCGTTGGCATCGAGGTGTGCAACTTTAGTTACATTGTAAAAGGCAAGTGCTATGCAGGGCATACAGTCCACGAAGATCAGATTGTTAAACTTGACAAGCCGTTTAAGAATAAACAGTATTGGCACAGATACAGCGACAAGCAACTGAACGCACTAAAACACCTTATTGAGTTTATTGGCAATCGAGACAACATTGACGTTAGGAAAGGATTACCAGAACTTGTAAAAGAGAAAGGTGCAGCAGCATTTGAGTGGAATGTAGATGCGTACTATGGCAGAGTCAAAGGTCTATGGACACACAGCAACACCAACAAGTATAAAAGCGATATGTTCCCACAAGAAGAATTGTTAACAATGCTTACCGAACTATGATCGACATTATTTTAACATCAATTGGAATAACACTAATATTATGGCTAATCGCTATGCAATGGTTCTAATGCTTTTATGGGCATTGACCGCAACGGCACAAATACATTACCGACCTGTAAGCTTGCCAGACACGGCAACGCTACACTTAACAGATATCCACTATCCTGTTGATGGTGTTCTAATTAGTGGACACGGATATCGTAACGGAAGAATACATCACGGACTTGACATATCACACAACAACAGAGATACGGTCAAGAGTTCGTGGTTAGGTCGTGTACGATACGCTAAAAAAGGCTACAATGGAGGGTATGGGTATTTAGTTATCGTTACACACTTGAACGGCTTAGAGACGTATTACGCACATCTAAGAGAGTTGCTTGTTGAAGAAGGAGATTGGATTCCGCAAGGATGTCCTGTTGGTATTGTAGGAAGTACAGGAAACTCGTTAGGGCCACACCTACATTTTGAGGTACGTTATCAAGGACTGTCTATTGATCCAGAAGACGTTGTTGACAAGAACACTATACACTTACACCGAAGCGGTGATATATTTAAGGTACGATGAACACTACAATAATGAAGTTGTCTGCGATTAAGCAGAACCCAAACAACCCAAGAAGCATAAACAAGGACAAGTTTGCCAAGTTGGTAAAGTCAATCGAGGAGTTTCCACGTATGCTTGAACTGAGGCCCATTGTATTGAACAAGGACAACATCGTTCTGGGTGGCAATATGCGACTAAAGGCGTGTAAGCACATAGGACTGACCGAAGTACCTGTTGTGTACGCTGATGACCTAACAGAGGAAGAGCAACGTCAGTTCATTATCAAGGACAATGTAGGCTTTGGTGACTGGGATTGGGAACTGCTTGCAAACGAGTGGGATGTTAGCGACCTTAATGATTGGGCGTTAGATGTGCCACAAGTACTTGACGAGGTGTTTGAAGAGCCTGAAGATGAGCAAGAAAAACATTCAACAATAAAGATTACCTTTGAGAGTGCAGAACAATTACAGAAGGCAGAGGTTGACATACAAGAACTGATTGACCGAAAGTATAGTGGTGCATACTTCGTAACAACAGCAATATGACAAAAAGTGACATCAATAAAAAGGCAATGGTAGAGGCAATGGAGAAGTCTCTAGGCATTGTAACAAGTGCTTGCAAGGCTGTCGGCATTAGCAGAGAGACACACTACCGATGGATGCGAGAGGACAAGGATTATAAAGCATCAATTGAAGATGTAAACGACATCGCATTGGACTTTGCAGAGTCAAGCCTACACAAACAGATTAAGGACGGCAATACAACGGCAACGATCTTCTATCTAAAGACCAAAGGCAAGAAGCGAGGGTATGTTGAACGCCAAGAGATAGAGAACACAGGAGAGCCACAAATTGTGATACAACCAATGTCACAGATAGCAATGGACGTACTACATAACATTTGAGAACAACATCAGCATTTGGACAAGTAGGCGAGGCAATACAGGACGAGGGACGTATTGTTATCGTGCAAGGTGGAACGTCAGCAGGTAAGACGTATGCAGTCCTGCAATACCTAATCTTAGCAGCACACAAGAACAGCCTTGTGGGGTTGATAAGCATTGTATCGGAGTCATTACCACATCTAAGGCGTGGTGCAATGCGTGACTTCTTTACTATACTAACGTCTAACGATATGTATCGTGAACGGCAGCACAACAAGTCAAGCCACACGTACAAGATCAAGAAGGCAACGTTTGAGTTCTTTAGTGCTGACCAAGGCGATAAGCTGCGAGGCGCAAGGCGTGACTACTTGTTTATTAACGAGGCTAACAACGTCAGTTACGAAGCGTGGTCAGAGTTGTTTATTAGAACACGCAAGTGGTCAATCATTGACTTCAACCCTGTTGCAGAGTTTTGGGCGCACACCGAGATACTTGGACACCCAGAGGAGGACTTTAGAGATAAGGTGCGATTTGTTAAACTAAACTACAAGCACAACGAAGCACTTGACCAAGTAACGATTGACAACATAGAGAGTAGGAAGCACGACAAAGATTGGTTTAATGTTTTTGGTCTTGGCGAAATTGGTACACCAACAGGCGTTATCTTTCCTCCGTCTGTTTGGTCAGTTAGTAACTTGCCTGAGAATGCAAGATACATCTGCTCAGGTATGGACTTTGGAGAATCTAACCCAACAACACTTGTCGACCTGTGGCAGCACGATGGTGTGGACTATTACGATGAGATACACTATGAAGCAGGCTTTGGCTTTGACAAGTTAATGTCTGTAATACGAGCAGGAGATGTTAGGCGTATGGTTGTGGCAGACCCATCACACGAGACTGTTATCCGTCAGTTAGGACAGCACGGTGTTCAAATAATGGGCGTAAAGAAGTTTAGAGGCTCAGTAGATGGTGGACTTGCTATGATGAAAGCAAAGCCGTTTGTGGTAACTAAGCGGTCAATCAATCTAATCAAGGAGTTACGTAATTACGTCTACGAGCGTACACGGTCAGGCATACTCCTAGACACGCCACGCAAGTACTTAGACCACGCAATTGATGCAAGTCGCTACGCCAAGTTGCACAGCAGTAGAGCATTTAGTATCAAGTAGTCAATCGTCCATAGTACGACCAACCCAATAGAACGTGCCTAAGATGTAAGCCGTGCAAAACACAATGATCAAGATGCTTTGTAAGTCCATAAGTCTAAGGTAATAAAAAAAGCCCCAACCAATTAAGGCTGAGGCTCTGAACTAAACACAAGATATCCTTCTTGAACTCTAAGATACACTTTTTATTGTTATTTCATAAAAAAGGGCGTTAAAAAGGGCGTTAAAAACTTGCGCCCCCAACATTTTTTTGTATACGTAGCAACACTTTTATGCTGTAGCAATGCCGTAGCAATGCCGTAGCAATGCTAAAAGAATAGAAAAGAAAAGAAAATAACATAATACAATTATAGTGCAAAATGACTTTGGATTATATTACTTATATTTAGGGCAAACATAACTAATGGCATTAATCACACTATTTCTTCCTATACAACACGAGGAGGTAAAGCAACAAGAGCAAAACATAAGAGACAAGTACGACAGGATTGAAACCAAGCATAAAAAGATGGATACGTCTTTAAATGCTATGAGATCATACGGCACAAAAAACAACCAAATCACAAGAGCATTAGATGTGCACCTTAACAAGTTTGACAAAAGTAACAACCCTGACGGAGGATATCAAGTTGTATCAGTAACACCTGTCTTAGAAACACAAACGCAAAAGGTTGATAAAGACGAGCCAATGTTGCCACTTGTTAGTACAACAGGTTTTTTAATTGTACTACATAGAGAAGGGTAATGTCGCAAGGATCACTATCCAAAGTTAAGGCAAGACTAGAACACGCCTTTACAGCTAACGGTATAACATCTTATGGTTACATCTGGGACGAGTCTGAGTTAAACAAACTAGCCAACCAAACTATGCCGTACTACGGAGTAATGTTGCAAAACGCTAATATAGCAGACGTAGAGTACACAGGCGGTCAATACATCCGTTATCAAGTTGTCCTGTTGTTGGCTGACAATCTACACCAAGCAGACCAAACAGTAACAGCCGTAAACCGTTGGGATTATTGGTGGACTAAGATGAACGGCTTTGAGACGTTGACCTTTACCTTGTTGGATAATGTAAGCGAGTATCCAGAGACACAAGTAACAGGTGGTCTAGAGATGCGACACATACCTTATAGTTCACAACTTAACCTTTGTGCTTTATACGTAACCTTCAACGTGGACGTTGAAACAGACTTTTGTGTACACGATGACGATTAACGTAGACAAAATTGCACAGGAGATCATTAGCGGCCTAAAGGCTACAATGAAACTTAAAGACCGTAACGCCACAGGACGTACATCCGCCTCGTTGTTTTCTGAGTTTGATGCAGGGAATATGGTGTTACGCATTATGGGTGCAGAGCAATGGCAGTACGTAGAGCAAGGCCGAGCACCTGGTAAGCAACCACCACTTAACCGTATAATGGAATGGTGCGTGGCAAGAGGTATACCAAAGGAGGCTGCATTTCCCATTGCACGCAAGATAGGGCAGTTAGGTGCGCCAAAGGACAAGAACAAATTAAACGTTATCGCAGATACAATGAAGGCCGTAGAGCCAGACATACTGCGTGAATTAGATAAACAAGCACAGGCATCTTTTGAGGCCACAATATAAACAAGCACAGGCATCTTTTGAGGCCACAATCGGAAAGCAATGGCAATCACTATAACAGACCAACCAACAGCCAACACGTTCTGGAGTTCAGAGTATCCGTGCGTGGTCAAGGCAACAAGCAACAACGCAAGCATTAAGTACTTGAAGTTTCAACTCCAAGATAGTAGCGGAACAAACTTAACCGATGTGCCTGCGTACTATGCGCCTCAGATTGACAGCGAGTTTACCTTTAATCTTAGCGATTATATGAACGGATTCCTGTACATTATTAAGGATGACTTTGTAAGCTTTGACGCTAACCCTGACGTGCATACCTACGACCACCTACTCAAAAAGATACAGGTTGAGATTACAGAGATAGAGACAGACGGCACGACAGATGCAACCACAGACACTAACGCCTTTTATATGACCAAGGCCAAGCATCAAATTTACAACGATGACGGCACGGCACAGGAGACTATCGCAAACAGATACTACCTAACCAACTTGCCCTACTTTAGAGGCTCAACGGCAAGTGGAAATGACGTAGACTTTAAGTTGCAAGACGGAAGATTTACACGCAACTATCTAACAGATTACAGCCGAGTGTGTTTCTTTAGTTCAGGTTTTACTTTGCTAACCGTTAAAGGATATCAAGAGAATGGTTCGCTTGTTGGCACTTGTGTTGTTAACGTTTCAGTGCTTGGAGGTCTTGTCACTCAAAACAGATTGGTTGCAATACCTGTAAACTATGACGATCTTGACGAACTATCAGGAGATAGTGGAGAGTCTGGATGGGACATTGGCGGTGCAGAGTTTAACACAAACGTTGCATATATTGAGGCAGTACTAACTAACTCAACCAACAGCAACGATGCAAAGATTACCTTTTACCGACCTGAGAAGTACAACGTGCGATGTCCGACCACGTTTATCTATATGAACCGTTTTGGTGTACACGATGTACTGACCTTAGATACTAAGACTAACGAGTCTGTTGTTAGTAGTCGAGATAATGCTACACTTGTCAATACAGATTGGAACGGTGCTTACACCAATGACTTGGGTGCTTACCTATTAACAGGTGCAAGACAAAGAGCAATAAACCCTAAAAGCGAGTTTGAGTTCCAGGTAAACAACACGCTACCGTACACGCCAGAACAAAACCGTGAGATAATACTTGACTTCTTTGCAAGTCCTGTGCACTATGTCGTAGAAACAGAGACTAATTATGCGAGCAGTTTTGAGGTTGTACATCCTGACACAGGGTACGACAACATTCGCAGGATATCAATTAACGATGGCAAGGTTGACGTCACCAAGAACGACAGACCACAACGCCTATCTTTCTCTTATCGATATGCAGAC